TATATAAACAATGGATCCAAGCGTCGCAAAAGAAAGAGTAGACGCCGTGCTCAATAAAGAAGAACTTTTAGTAAAACACTTATATGGTTATGGAAAGCCTACACAACCTACACCAAGAGATGGTTCTGCCAACGTCATGGGAAGACTACCTGACGTTGCTGTTATAGGTATTCCTTATGGAGTTCCAAGATCATTATTGGAGGATTTTAAAGAAGTTTCAAGAACAGCCAGTAAATACGTAGAAGATGAGAGAGAACGGATATCATCTTTACATAAATGGTTAAAAGAAAATAATTTTACATTTGAACAATACAAGTCATACGCATCTGATGCACCAGGAAAAAAAAAATCAGTATTCAATTTATATTATGAGAATCCTGAAATGTCTGCTCTTGCTAAAAAAGCGCAGGATTCTGAATGGCCTTTCAGAACAGCAAAAGATACTTATAATAAAAAATATGATAATTTAATCAGAACTAAAAATAAGGGTGAAATAATTAAGGAAATAATTCCCCCAGGAAATATGGACTTAAAGATTCTTGGCGGGGGTCGTTCCCGTCGGTTTCGTCGTAGAGTTCGGAAGACTAGAAGAACCCGTAAATCTAAGAAACGTTCACGAAAAACAAGACGCCGGTAATTATTGTCCTTTTTTAACCCATAGTTGTGGACCAGCATTACGTTTTTGAAGTTTTGAAGGATCAAATTCATCACCTGCTAACATAGTGGATGAAAAAGGTTGATTTCCATGCCATAATGAATCATCACATAAATGGAAAGAAGGATGATCACTTGCTTTATACCAAAATACTTGATCTTCTAATTTATTTGATTGTACACCATTAACAATAACTAAACATTCAAATTTTTCAGTACATTGATCCATAAATTGTGAAAACATATCAAATGTTGGAAACATACCTGCATAATTTTCATAAATTCTTTTACGATTGGAAATATTATTTTCTCGTAAAATAAATACAAAATCTATATTTGTACGTAAATTTGGTGGTACACCTAAAGGATATTGCATTGTAATTAATGTTACCATATCAATATGTCTACCATTCATAAAAATATAACGTGTAGATTCTTCATTTATCCATGATTTATCATATAAACAATCATCTAAAATTAAAAAAGCACGTGGATCAATTTGTGATGATCCACCACGTTGTTTTTTTTCATGATTACGTTGTTGTTTTACTGCTAATTGTCTTTTTATTGAATTCATTACAATTTCAGGTTTATATTTATCATGAATTAATTTAGATGGTACCATTTCTTGAAAAAAAGGATTTGCTACTTCTGTTCCTGATATAACAGTACCTACAGGAAAACATTCACGTGTATTTGCTAAAATATCACGAACTAAAAAAGATTTTCCTGTATCTTTTTTTCCAATTAATACAATCATTGGAGATTTACGCGAATCAATTTCACAACGTTCCACAATCATCTTAATACTGAATTTCTTAATCTCAAAATTCATTGCGGTAAGATTACTTAATACTTAGTATATAAAAGAATATAATGAAACGTAAAGAATCACGTTGTAATCCAATAAATATACAAATATCAAGAAATTTACCTAAAGCTAATTCATTATGCGGTGTTCAAAAATTACAACCTTTTTTTCCACCAATAGAAAATTTATTTAAAACTGAAAATTTAGATAAAGTTTCAGAATATGGTATAAAATTCCCTGATACTTTATCTTTTAATTCAGATTCTGTAACAACTTTAAATGGAGATGTAAAAATACATCCTAAAATTACAATGTTATTAAATCCTTATAAATGGATGAAAGGAATAAATTTAGAATTACCATCATCATCAAAAGATTCTACATTAATTCATAAAAAATTACAATCTTCAAATAATGCAGCATATGTAGGATCATTATTTAATGCAGTTTTATCATTAACAAAATGTCAACATTTTCCTAAAGTTTTTGGTGTATTTTCAGGTATATCCGAAGAATTTAAATTAGATATATCAGATGATTATGATGAACTTTGTGAAAGACCATGGTTTTCTAAAAATGTAGGTAAAACATTTACTTTAAAATTAGAAGAATCATTAACAGAAGAAATTAAATATACTCGAACATCAAGACCATTATTAAATTTAGGTGAAGAAACTGATATTGAATATGAAGAATTAGAACCATCAAAATTTGATTTAGAAGATGTTGAATTACAAAAAGTTTTTGAAGAAGAAGAAATTATAGATACAGATTCTGAATCTACAAATTCTACAACTGATATATTTGATTTAGATTCTGAATCAGAATATTCTTTAGAAGATGGTAGTGATGATATATCATTTGCATGGGCACATTTTAAAAATGTTCCTGTACAATTAACTATTATGGAAAAATTAGATGGAACATTTTATGAACTTATTACACAAAATCCTGATCCTATAAAATGGTATGCTTGGACATTTCAAATTGTTTTTGCATTAGCATTTATGCAACGTAATTTTGGTTTAATTCATAATGATTTGCATGGAAATAATGTTATGTATGTACCTACAACAAAAGAGTATTTTTATTATTCATGTTCAGGAATAACATATAAAGTACCAACTTATGGATATTTATTAAAAATTATTGATTTTGATAGAGGTATAGGATATATTAAATTACATGGTATGAAAGAATCTAAATTATTTATGAGTGATCAATTTGATATAAGTGATGAAGCTGGTGGACAATATAATTTTCAACCATTTTTTAAAGATTCTGTACCTATAATTAAACCTAATTTTTCATTTGATTTAGTAAGGTTTGCTACTTCAATGTTTTGGGATTTATATCCTGAAGGACCTGAAAGTTTAGATTATAAAGATGATAAATTATTTAAATTATTAATGAAATGGTTAACTTTAGAAGATGGTACATCTATATTATTTCATAAACAAAATCCAAAACTTGATAGATATTATGGATTTAATTTATATAAAGCTATTGCAAGATTTTGTAAAGATTCTATACCAAAAAAAGAATTATCTGAATTTACAGAATTTCAAGATAAAATACCACCAGGAGAATTACCTATTATAATAGATAATTAAAAATTTCTAATTGAACTATTTATACCATTTAAAGCACCTAAAATACCTAATGAAGCTAAAAGAATTTGCCACCATACAACATGTTGTTTAACTCCAATAATTAAATTATATAAATTCCATCCTAAAGCAGTTAAAGATAATAATAAAATAATTTTCCAAAACATTATTATTTAATAAACTCTAAAAAGTTTTTATTAAATTAAAATGTTGGTTTACCTACAAACATTTCTTGAACTACTGGAACTTCAGGTGTAATTTCTTTAATAAGTTCAATAGTTTCAGGTGATTGAGTAACATAAACAATTCCAGCTGACATTAAACTACTAAATACAGATAATTTTAAAGCTGTAAACCAATCTAAAGGTTCTTGTTTAGAACGACGTTCAATAGCATATAAAATAAAAGAAACTAAAGCTACACCAATAGATACATAAATAATCCACATTTTTTTAATGTTTAAACAAGAAATCTATTTATTTATTTAAAACGAGGCTTGAATCTTCAGCTTTAATTTCTAATGTATCTAAATTTAATACTTCTTCAGGAATAGTAACTTCTTGTGGTTTTTCATCTAATTCAGTAATAGAAATATTATCAGCTTCATCAGTTACTTGAAGTTCAGGTAATTCAGAATCTTCTGAATCTGTATCAGATTCAGGTAAATCTTCAAAAAGAACTGATTTAGTTTCAGATGGTGGTACTTCTTCAGGTGGTTCAGAAAAGTATGATTTTGTAATAGTTTCCCATGGAAGAAATGATCTTACAACATCATCAATTGTTCTATCAACAATTTGTTCAATTTCTTGTCTATTACGTGCTTGTTGTTCTGATGGAATATTAGTTTTAAATAAAAATGCAGATTGCCATAATTTTCTTGCAGATTGTTTATATAATTCATGAATAAATTTTGTAATATTAGGTCTATCAAATTCAACTTTAAAATTTGATGAATTACCACGATATTGTAATGAAGCAAAAGATTTCATATAAGCAAGAAAAACACCAAGTAATAAATCATCTAAATATGCACATTTTGTTGTTTTAATAATTCTTTCAACTTCTTCAGATAAAGTTGATTCAGTCCATTCAGGTATTTTAGTTACCATATTTTGAAAAGTTCTAATAACTTCTGTAGGTTGATTATTTCTTTCACATAATTTTTGTGCTGTTTCTTTAACACTCCAAAATCCTTCTGAAATACGTGGAACTAATAATGTAGATAAATGTTCACGTAAATGAATTTTTGCTGTTTCTGCCATTTTTTATATTAATAAAAGTTTGAAAAACGGATTTTAATAACGTAAAGTTTGTTAGTTCCTAATCAACAAACATGGTTTCGGCATTACAAATGAAACTTCTGGAGGAGAAGAAGAAGAAGAATGAGCAGGAGAAGAAAAAGGAGCAGGAGAAGAAGAATGAGCCTATTAAGCCTGTTCAACCTGTTCAGCCTAAACCAAAATCCTAAAAAGAATTAGGTTTAAAAAATTCATGAAAACGGATTTTTTAACTTATTTAATTTTTATTATTAAATTGAAAGAGCAATAATGAGTAAAGTACTTGTTGAATCAAAAGTTGCTGAACTACAGGCGGCAGTTGCCGCACTACAAGCGGAAGTAGCTGAACTAAAAGCTACCAAAACAAACAAGAAGGAAAAAGAACCAAAACAAAAGAAAGAAACAAATATTAAAACTTTTAATAAAGCTTCAAAACAACAAATTACAGAACTTACAGGTTTTGAAGAAAAATCAGATGAATTCAAAGAATTTGTCAAAAAGGTTAAAGTCTATGCAAATAGTCTTAAACCTGAAGATTATTCTTCAAAAACATTTGTTGAAATTGTTTCTGAAACAAAAGCTTTGGATGCACCAGCAGAATCTACACTTGTAGGTGGTGGTGGAGAACTTGTAGGTGGTGGTGCTAAACCATTGCCACGAGTAATTCCTGATCTTGTTGATTATCAAGATGATCTTAAAAAGACTGAAGAAGTCGGAGTTTATCTACTTGATGATGAATTGGTTACTGGAAAGCCACGTAATGAAGATGAAGAAGATCTTGAAGAAGTTACTTTTAAAGGACTTAAAGCTTTGATGGACAAAGCTACAGGACGTGTTTACGACTCAGTAAGTGAAGAATTTATTGGGTATGCTCTTATGAAAAAAAAGAAGTTTGCTGGACTAATCTAAAAATTAATAAAAAAAACTTTTTTTCTATAAGTTTTTAAATACATTATAAATAATTAAACATAAAAGTATCCAAAACCATCCTATATAACCAAATGTAATAAATGATAATAAACCAAATGCTAAACCAATATAAGTACTTTCAGGAAATAAAGCATTACCTGATTTATATGAATCTATAATGAAAAATCCAAGTAAAATTATCCATGCTGACATCATAGCATATTTTGATACTGATAATATATGATTATGTTTTTTAACTTTAATTGTTGGTATAGATAATTTAACTTGATCACCATCATTAAATTTGTCTAAATTTGTATGACCATTATTAACTTTATATTGAATTTGTAAAATTTTAGGTGTTCCAGGATTAGGATCTAATATACCTAAACTTTGTGCTGAAACAATAAAATTTAATTCACCATTATTATTTAATCCTTGTATTTCTTTTGTTACATCAATAAATTGTGTTTCTACACCATAACTAGCTTTAATAATTTTTAATCCATCTTCCATCTTTCCTTTTATGATGAGAACACGACATTTGCAATTCCTCTATATACTCTTAAAAAGTTATAAGATTCAACATGTGCTGTAACTACAAATGTATAAGGAAATATATCTTGATGTCTTTTATTTATTATAGTTAAAACTTCATCAGGATTATATACTGCTGGATTTACAACAATTGTAGGTCTTGCATTTAATGCTGTTGATTTTAATATACATAAAGTTGTTTCATTTGCAGATGGATTTATTGGTGGTTCTAATGTAGATATACGTAATAATGTTGTATTAAACATTGAACCATTTACATGTCCTGATGGTTGTTTTGAATAATGATCTAATGAAAATGAATACATATATACACCAGGTAATGGTGAACCTTTAATATGTCTATAATTTTGTAAATCTTTATAAAATGATGTTGATTTAGTTTCTTCACGATTAGCACCATCAAATATTATTGTAGCATCTACCATACTATCTTTTAATGATAAATTTGATCCTTGTTCATATCCTGATGTATATAATTGTGTAAATGTTTGTTGATCTGTAAATTTTAATTTTGGTCCATTATCCCAATTTGTATAATTATCATAATTATTATTTAATAAAACATCAGAACGTTGTGATGTCCATACAATTCTTGTACATAAATTTGTCATTGTAAGTTCAATATCATTTGATGAACCACGTATACCTTCACGTGTTATTGGTCTTAAATCATGAATAATATATGATGTATCACTTTTTGCTAATTGTATCATTTCAGGATCACTTAAAAATATATATGTAGCTTGTATAGATGGTCTTAATTCCCATGTAGTTAAAGAAGGATTTAATGGTGTTGTATCAATTTTTGGTGGACTTAAAAATTTATCTAAAGAATATAAAGGATTTGAAGGATTTGGTGCAATTCTTTGATTAAATGTAGAACTTAATGGATCAACATCAATAATAGTAAATAATTCATATATACTACGAAATTCTATAACAAATTCAACTTCAGAATATTGTAAAGAAATTAATGGTAATGATGAACCAACATCTTCACAAAACCAAAAATGTAAAGGTATAGTTAATTCTCTTCCTAAAATTGATGGTGCTGCTTGTAAAGATTTTGTTATAGAATGTGGATATTGATTAAATTTTCCATATGAATATGCTGGATTATATAATTCTGGTATATTACCTATCATTTTATCAACTTTTTCACGTGTATTTTTATCATGATGTAAATATGAATGTAATTTTAACCATTCACCTGTATGCGTAACAATCGCAGTTCCATTAATTAAAATTGATACATGTCTTATCATATTATAACCTATATTTGTAATCCATTGAAATTCATAACCTTTAGCTTCATTACCTATAGGATGTACAGGTGAATAAATATCAGGTAAAGTAACATTTACATAACAATCATGTAATAATTGAGCACTACGATCAACTCTAGCACGAAATAATTTATGTTGTGTAGGATGTAAATTTAAATTTGTTGCACGAAAATTTAATAAATAATGTTCCATAGCAAATTCAGTATGACGTTTATATACTGATTTGAAATGTGTAAATGATGGCTGACCTGTAACTAAATGATCTTGAGCACCTTTATTAACTAATTGCATTAAGCCTCCTGGCATTTCTTATTATTTAACATTTGTTCTTTTTATATTTAAAACATATCCAATTGAATTGTTAAATCATGCGTT